AAAGCATTTATGGGTGGAACTTTTGCCTTATCTGCACTATCAGGTGTGGCATCAATGGCTGGTGGAAATTTAGGAAAATTCTCTGAAATACTATTTCAAATAAGTGGACCATTGTTTGCCTTATCCTCAGTTCTGCAACTGCTAACTGGACAAAAAATTATAGGACTTATTTCAAAGTTTAGAGTTGCTTTTGGTCTTGCATCTGTTGCTTTGGTTGCTGGAGTGGGAGTAATAAAACTTGTTAATGATGCAAGAAAAAAAGAACTAGAATATATTTATGGTCTTTCAAATGCAATGAAAACAACCACAGATCAAGTAAAAACTCTTGGAGACTTTTTTGGAATAGTACCAACTAAACTACCATTTGAAGGAAGAAATAGAGAGATTGTTGGAAAAACTACCAGATCTGCAAGAGACACATTAAGAGCAGATCAAGGATTCCAAAAACAATTTGCTTCAACTATTAAAACACTTTCTTCTGCTACAGCAAAAGAAGCAAGTTTAGCATTTACAACTCTTGCACTTAATCTCAAAGCACAAGGTTTTGCTAGCGAGCAAGTTCAAACAATCATAGACGCTCTTCGTGAAGAGGCTGGAAAAACAAGTGTTAAGTTAGATGTTAAATCTTTAGATTTTTCTGCAGAATCAATAAAAGGACTTCAAAGTCAAATTGCTCCAATTGTAACAGAGTTAGAAAGAAATTTAAAAACTAGATTAACTGGAAGTGAAAGAATTTTAAGTGGATTACAGAATGCATTATTTGGTCGTGGCTTTAGGATGGAAGAATTAACAAATGCTTCTCAAAAATCTCTTTCAGATCTTGCTGGAACAATATCTTCAGTTTCAAACTCTGCTGTTGGAATGTTTAAAGGTGGTTTAATTAGCGGAGAAGACTTTAATGCAACCATGTTTGGAATTTTAGAAACAACGAAAAATCTTAATACTGAAACTCAAAGGCTTGTGCTTTTAGAAACATTTAAAAAACTTGATATAGATGCAGCACCATTTTTAGCAAATATAAAAGGTATAAATACGCAAATGAGAGTATTTGCATTACTTAGTGCTGGAGTTGTAAATAAAGAAAGTGGTCTTTTTAAACTACTTCAGTCGTCAGATTATGAAGATCAACAAAGAGGTAGAAAAGAATTAATAAGATTATACGATGAACTTTTTGGTGCAATTACAAAAGTTACTCAGGCTGAAAAAAATTCACAAGATCAAGCCAATGATCCTGGAAACATTGGTAAGTTAAATGCTTTACAAGAAAAAACAAAAGCAATTAAAGAACAAACCAATGCATTTATAATTTTACGTAATGCTCAGATTGATGAGGCTACTGCAACAGAATTATCAAATGATGCAGCAATTGCGTCTTTAATAATAACAAATGGCAAGGGTACAGCATTAAAAAATCTTATTAAACTTGTAAATGAATATAAAGCAGCAATAAAGGCACAAGCAGATGCAGAATCTAAATATATGGAAGCCCCTAATCTATTTAAACAACAATTAGAAAAGGCTCAAGCACAAGCCACTTTACGTGAAAAACTTATTGATATGGAGTTTGCTCCAAAAATTAAAAAAGAAAATGATGCTCTAAGAACTCAAGAACAAAATTTACAAAATATTAATGATGCAATTGATAATATTACCGCTACTCAAATCAAACCAATTCAAGCAATAATTGATGCAAATAATTTTGCTCTTGAAAAAATATCTATGCAAGAAGATATAATTAATGAAAAATATAATAAGCAAATAGATGCTTTAGATAAAATTGCTACAATTAATCAAGACATTGCTAATACTCAAAGACAAAGAATTTCTATTGCAGATGCTTTAACTCGTGGAGATATTTCTGCAGCAGCATTTGCTGTACAAGAATTACGAGCACAACAGGCACAATCTGCTGTTTCTAAACAAAAGGATGCCTTAACAACTAGTCGTGATTCTAAAATAGCAGCATTAGGAAGACTTGAAATTGAAAAACAAAACAAAGAACTTCAATTACAAATTAGCACAATTGAAAGAGATAAACTGTTAACATTACAAACACAAAAAGAAACAGTTGAGGCTTCAATTGAGGCAACAAATAGAAATATTAAATCTTTAGAGTTACAAGTTAATACACTAAAAGACGGAGCACTTTATTCTGGACAAACAAAGAAAGATATTGATGAACTTGATGATTTAATTAAGGCAGCAGAGGCAGCGGGAATTCCTTTCAATGATTTACTTTTAAAGCAAGCAGGCAATGCAGCATCTCTTGCTAAAGCATTAAACGATGCATTAATTGCTCAACAAAATTTAGCAAGTTTCTCTGGATTTGGTGGTGGATCAGGAAATACTGGTGCGGGTAATGTAACAGGGTCAAACACTACAACAACCACTACAAAGACAGGCTCAACAGTAACAGTAAAATCTGGAAATACATTAAGTGGAATTGCAGCAAAAGCAGGAGTAAAACTTTCAGATGTAATTAAGGCTAATCCACAGATTTCTAATCCAAATTTAATTAGACCAGGTCAAATAATTAAGATACCAGGAAAAATGTATGGTGGAAAAATTAAGTCAATGAATATGGGTGGAATGGTTCCTAAATATCTTGCTCGTGGAGGAAGTATAGGATCAGATACCGTTCCAACAATGCTAACTCCTGGAGAGTTTATAATGAATAGAAGGGCAACAGAACAATTTGGTCCAATGTTGTCAATGTTAAATGAATCAAAATATCCTTCAATGATTGGCAATAGAGGAGTTTCACAGGTTCCAGTAAATAATATTTCTACATCTATGAGCGATAACTCAACGGCAGTGTATAATTATAATTTAGGGTTCAGCATTAATGGTGCTAGTGCAAATGCCAACGATATTGCAAGAGCCGTAATGAAAGAAATTAAAAATGTTGATGCACAAAGAGTTAGAGGACAAAGACAATAATGGCCACCAGCGCTTATTTAACGGGTAGAAGAAGATATGCAAGACCACAGAGCATACTGTGGGCAAACAACCCTGGATACCTCTCTAATGGCTTATATGTGCCTAATGGTATAGAGGTTGGGGCAAACACAGAAGAAACAGATATAAATCTATTAGATCAATTTGTTATTTTGTCTGATCATAACAGAGGAGATATGCAATTTAATACCCAAAGAATTGAGCAGCGCCAAAGAACAATTAATGGTCGTATGCGCTCTTTTCATATTGCAGATAAACTAAGTATGTCTGTTTCTTGGAACTTACTGCCTTCACGAGGGTATTCAGAACTTGCAGATTTTAACGAATCAACAGGATTATCACCAGATAAAGGAACGACTAGTGAATATACTGCAGATGGCGGAGCAGGTGGAGTAGAGTTACTTGAATGGTATGAAAATCATCAAGGTCCATTTTGGATGTATTTGGCATACGATAAATATACAAACTTAGATGGTCAAGATTATAAATATAATGGTTTAAATAGATACAATCAGATCATTCAGGTTTATTTTTCTGATTTTAACTATTCAGTTGTAAAACGTGGTGCCACTAATCATGATCTTTGGAACATATCGGTAACACTGGAAGAAGTTTAAATGTTTGAAAGTGCTGAATTAAAAAATCACCTTGAAACATCTGCAGTAATTAAAACTCAGTCATTAGTTTTGGCTGAATGGAATATGAATATGCCAGATAATGTTTTTACTTTAGGTAATTATAGATATAGAACACAAGAGCAAAATTCACAATTTTTAACTTTACCAAATACATTTGACAGTGCTGATGCTGGTAGTTACTATACTGGAGCAACAGATGCAGATGTTGTAATAGATGGTGGACTTCAAGATAATAACACTCCACAAATATTTACTTCAATTAAAGAAAAAAATAAATTGTTATATTCTTTAGAAGACTGTATTAAGCCATTTAGACCAAGGTCTGGCATTAATAAAGCAACAGCATTTAAAGGAAAATATTTATCAAATTCTGGCAGTGATTTTGCAAGACGTCCAAGATATTATATGGCATCAAGATATGATCAGTTTAAGTATTGGACATCTTTTAGAACTGAAAATGGTATTGAAAGAGGAATTGCAAAAACAATATTGAATGGTAGTTATTTAATAGATGACACTGTTCCATTTGTAGTTTATAAAAAAAATGTACCAGCAAATAGAATTATTGTTAAGATGCAAACCAATGTTGGAGATGTTGACTTAGGAGATTTTACAGATATATCTAAAAGTTTTGCAGACCCATTCTTTGGAGATAACAATAAAACAACTCCGTCAAGATGGAAAATTCAATTTCTTAATGAAAACAATTGGATTGATGCCTATAGATTTAATGAAAATGATTTACGTGAAAATGGTTCAGCCATTATTTCTCATAATGGGTATGTTGAGTTGCAATATGGAGTAGTTAATATTCCAGAAAAATTTAAGCAAACCTTTACCTTTATATCCACACTTCCTTCCGACACATTGCTACCACTTACCTCTGTTGGTGGAAATGCATACTTGGTTATTGAAAACGATAATGAGGTTGGAACATATCATGTTTGGAATAAAGATACAGAAACGTACGAAACATTTGTACCAGCCTATGGATGGTTTTTGGGTACTGAAGAAGTTAATCATACAACTGGCTTTGTAACTAACCTTACAGATCCTCTATTTTTTGAAGAAACAACAACTGGTAAAAAAATCTATAGAGAGTTTGAAAATATTCGTGGAATAAGAATTGTTGTAGAAAGAATGAATAAGTTTGATTCTACATTTGATTTAATTGAAATGTCTCCAAGACTAATTGTTGACATATCAGATAAAGTAATAGACTACAATGTAAAAAAAATTCTTTCAGATTTAGGAAACTCTGCTTTACCAGTAGGACAACTATTAGCCTCAACTGGAAGTATCTCTTTGTTTGATGACGATCAAGCATTTAATGATAACAATCTAGATAGTATAATAAATGAATATGTTCGTAAAAATATTAAATTTAGTTTTTATGAAAAAATAATGGATGTTGATGGGTTTGATTATTGGGTTCCTATTAAAACTTTATATTCTGACGGAATGCCACAGGCTGATATAACTGCTGGAACATTAGAAATAACATTAAGAGATTTTTATTTCTTTTTAGAGTCTATGCCTGCACCAAGAATGCTAGTTACGGAAGCATCTCTTAGTTTTGCAATAAGCATGCTTCTTGATTATATTGGATTTAGCAATTACTCTTTTTATAGAACAACAAATGAGCCAGATCCTATAATCCCATATTTCTTTATTGCTCCAGATCAAACAGTAGCAGAGGTTTTAAATCAGTTAGCAGTATCAACTCAAAGCGCTATGTTTTTTGATGAATATAATAACTTTATTATAATGAGTAAAAATTATATGCTTCCATCAGAAAATGATAGAGATTTTAATATAATTTTATCAGGATCAAATAATCAATTTGATAGTGGAATTATTGAAAATCAAACATCTGGAACACTACCAAACATTATTTCAATCTCATCTCAAGATAAAAAAGTATACAATAACGGTAAAATAAACTATACAACTAGGTATATACAAAGATCTTATGGATCTCTTCGTCAGTCAAGTATGATAGATAAAGAAAAAACTTGGGTATATAAACCATCTCTTTTATGGGAAGTGTCAGGAATTGACTCAGCCAAAACAATAAATGAGGTTGTATCTAAACAGAGTAAGTATGTTTTGGGTGCAATGCCATTAAACTCAGATTTAACTGCAGTTGCTCCAATAGTTGTAAATCATATAATTACAAATAACGTTATAGACTTAGGGGAAAATGTTTATTGGTTAACAAGAAACCAAGGTTATTTTTATTCTAATGGCGAAATTATTAAGTATGATGCTGTACAGTACAACGTTACTCTTGCAGTGTGGTACCCAATCCAATCTGATGGATCGTTATCAGAATCTTCACCAGAAATTGTTTTACCTGGAAGGTTGGCTCCAATAAGTTTTATTAGCAATTTAGATAAAAAAGTTGCAAATGGAGAAATTACTGAGGCTGAAAAAGGAGAAGAGATTCAATTATGGAGATCTTCACACAGACAAGGCAGCAGTAATGTTTGGATTAGAAATAATCAAGAATATCAAAATTATTTTTCATCATTACCATTTAATGGAAAAATCTATCCAACTGGTCTTGTAAGAATTCACGCTATTCCATTTTATGAAACAGTTGATGGTATTACACGATTGCAAAATGGTATAGTTTATGAACATGGTCGTGCACAATTTGGAACTACAATTTCATCACATACCGCAGGAATAGATCCATATTGGTCAAATAATGACTACGTAAGAGGTTGTGAAATGAAGTCACAATTTTTATTTACAACAAATTTATTAGGGGATATTTCTCTACCACCAGTTACAACTGGAGCAGCAGGAGTTAATAATACAAAAGCCAGACAAACCTCAAGAAGCGGAACAATTAAAAACTTTATGTCTTCAAGTTATGGAACTGAAACATCTGTTAATAAATCATTATCAACTGAAACTGGAACTGTTCAGTCGTCAGCATTTGTTATGAGTGGTCCATCTTTTACAGCAACAGAAACTCCTTTAAATTTGGTCTCCTATGTTTATAAACCACTTAGTAATAGTTATAGACATTTTGGAACAAGAGTTCGCATTATTGGAAAAATTGATAATAATGAAAATCGTAGTCAAACTCCTAATGGAAGCACAGGTTATTATCAGGTTTCTGAAGTTAGTCCAAATCAAAATTCAACTATTGGTGGAGCATCTGGAGGATTATCTATTCTTCTTAATCCAGAAACTAATAATGGATATTATTTTGAAATAGTTGCATTGACAGAAAATAACGTAGAGTCATATTTAAAGTTAGATAAAAATAACCAATCAACTATATCTATTGATAATATTGTTTTTTATAAAGTAAGAAAAGAAGCGTCAAACACAAATGCCGTTCCAATTAAACTTTGGGGCGGTCTTTCAAAAATTCTTGTTGATGATGGAGGGTTTACTGGTCAGTCTAGAATGACCACAGAACAAGATGTAACAGTTTATGATTTAGCAATAGAGTATCAAGATATAGGAAAAATAAGAAGATTTTATTTATATATTAATAATCAACTAATTCAGGTTGTAGATGATCCAGATCCACTACCAGTATATAATAACATGGCTCTTTTTGTTCGTGGATCATCAAGATTAATGTTTGAAAATGTTTATGCATTATCAGAAAACTATTCTCAAAATAGTGTATTTACTGTAGGAGAAACTCTGTCTTCAGTTTTTGGAGATAAAGAAATAAGTGTTAGCGAATCACTTAGAAAATATGCTATGAGCGGTATTGTTCAGTCAACTTATTTATCTGGTATTAGTGCTCAACAGCCACCAAAATATAATATGTATTTTGATGAATTTGGATCAATAATGAGAGAGTGTGCGTATTTTGATATTAAATATGATCGTGCATATCCAGCACTTTATGCTCAAGTATCACCAACTGTAAATAAAAATAAAGGATATAGCCTTTCTGGATTTTATGCAGATTCATACGGGGCTGAGTTTTTAATATTTAATTCTACAGATACTTTCCTTAATCTTGATGAAACAAGTGGAAATTATTTAAAAATTCAAGGAATTACTTTTACGCAAGATACTACTCATGAACTAACTGTAGATGAATATTTTAAAAAACGAAGTAATTTATCAGATACACAAATAACTGGACCTTCTCAAATTACATCTACTCTTGTTAAAAAAGAAAAGTTTGACAACATAAAAACAAGTAGGATGATTTATGGAAATAATGATTTTACATTAGATACACCATATATTCAAACACAGGATGATGCTGAAAACTTAATGGGTTGGGTTATTGATAAAATAATGACACCTAAAAAATCAATTGGGTTAAAAATATTTGCTACTCCAACTATCCAGTTAGGTGATATTGTAAAAATTAATTATAAGAATTCTGATAATTTAGATTTAGTAACATCAGAAAATTCTAGATTTGTAGTATATAATATTGAATATACAAGAAAAATAAATGGTCCAGACATGAATATTTATTTGGCGGAGGTATAAAGTGCCAGGAGAAAATTCGGGTAGTGGAAAGTCTAAAGTAACTGTATCTAAAACTACTAATGCTAATGTAAGAGAAAGCCGTATTCCTAGCAATATTGCTCCAACCCCTGCATTTAAACCAGAAATTATAAAACCTTTACCAACACCCTCAACAAGGCCTGGACCAGCATTTAAACCAGAAATTATAAATCCAATTGTTGTATCTGAACCAACTTTTCAAAATACATCACCACCATCTTTTGAAAATGTTAGTGTACCACCAACACCGCCAACTCCAACCACAACGGTGGTAGTTACTCCACCACCGCCACCAATAAAAACTGCAACTCCAGATATTGTTTTATTTGATGAAGAAGCAATAGATGAAGATCAAATGTTTGATTTAATATTTGAAAATCTTAGCGGACAAGAGTTAATAAGTATTACAAGATCTGATATTATTAATGGACAAAAAATATCATATCAGCCAATTAAAAATTTATCCAATATACAACAAAGATATAATCCAAATAATATTATTAGTCTTCAACAGACTGCAGATAGGTATTTTGCTGGATTTTCAATTAAACTAGAAGATAGAATCCCTAATGAAGGAAATGGGCAAAATGGAGAAAATATATATATAGATTCAGTAACAGGGGACTTAGTTATTGAGTTTATTAATTTAAACAATGATGAACAAATTGAAACAGAGATTACGTTAAATGGTACAATATATGAGATAAACCTTGGAGAAATAACCTCATGATAACAAACACTGGTAAAACTATTATTGCTAAGTATTTGCTTGGTCAAGCACCAGCATATGCTTCATATATTGCTATTGGCTGTGGAGCAACCCCATTAACTACTGGAGATCCAATAGGTGATTATTCAACAAAAACAAATTTAGATTTTGAAATGTTTCGTGTTCCAATTTCTTCTAGGGGATTTGTTAATGAAGATGGTGTTGATAAAATTGTGCTTACAGCAGAACTACCAACAGAAGAAAGATATGAAATATCTGAAGTTGGAATTTATTCAGCAGGATCCAATCCATCTGCTGGAGCATATGATAGTAAAACAGTCTTTGCATTTACGCAATCTGAAGGTTGGCAATATCATACTGCCGATTCAGTGTCTGGTCTTCCTACATTTTTAGGAGCACTTGACTTTCCTGAAAATAATAATATTATTTCACTTCCAAATCCTGCTTTTCAAACTAACGCAGATGATCCAATATTTTTTAAAAGTCCAAGACTTGAAAGATATGAAAGACCAAGATTTTTAAACAATGTAGTAATAATTACAGGTGATGAATCAGACATTACAATAGAAACAGACAGTGGACCATTGCAAGATCATTTTGTAGTTGAGGCTGGTTCAAACCACATACACCTGACTGGTGTTAATCTTGATTTAACAAAAAATTCTCCAACAGATGAATTAAGACTTGCTTTTTCATTGATAAATAGAGACGGAAATTCTGTAGCAACTCCAGAATCTGTAAGAATTTTAGTTGAATTTGCATCAACAGAAACTGAAACAGCAGAGTATGCCAAATTTGAAGCAGAAGTTGTAGATGACAGCAGTGGCGGTAATTATGATTTTTCTACAGAAAGATATTTTGTTGTAAAAAAACAACTACAAGAACTAGTTACAAGTCCTAATTTTACATGGAATGCTGTAGATGTTGTAAAAATATACGCTTGCGTTATTGATGCTGGAGTTCCCTCTGATAATTATTTTGTAGCATTAGATGCTATAAAATTAGAAAATATTGCAACAGTAAATCCACTTTATGGATTAACAGGATATTCAGTAATACAGACCTCAGATGCATCAACAATACTTAAAAATCCAAATACAAATAATTATATTGAGTTTAGGTTTTCAGTAGATGTATCTGGAGGAATGATTTCATAATGGCTGATGCAGGTATAAAAAAAATAAAAATTTCTCAAGCAAACTTGCCACCAGTTAATTCAGAAATTGAGGGTTACTCTGTAAGGTATAGAATTGTTTCAGACGATAAAAATAGAAAATCTCAGTGGTCTCCAATAGTTCAAATTACTCCAGGATATACGTATACTCTTGGAGATATTGTTTTTAATAAAAATGGAAGTATTGCTCAACAAGCATGGGATGCTGTAACAATAATTAAAGATGGAAATGTTATTAGACAAGCACATGAATATGATGTTTGGGTTAGATGGGATAGAAATGATGGTGGTGATTGGATCTATAAACAAAGAATAGATGGAACAAATATCTCATTTCCAATACCATCAACATATAAAATTAATGGAGTTATTCAAGGATCTGCACCAAATAGACTATCAACTGAAATTTATTTAAAGGGTAATCCAATATCAAGGGATTCTTCATTTTTGCTTGTTTATGAAGATGGACCACACACGATATAATGATATACTTAAATAGGAGGAAATAATGGCTAAAGTACCACTACCAGAAAGAGGGCAACCTCTTGATGTTACATATTTATATCAATTAGTTGAAGCAGTAAACGATTTATCTACACAGGTTGCTTCTAAGGTAACTAATAATACTGTTATTGATACAGCCAGCGCAGGTAAAAAAGAGGTTAAAACTTCTAATTCAAGAATTGTTGGTGGCTTGGTTGAAGTAGCAAACAACTCTACTGTTTCAGCAGGAAACGAAAAAACTTTTACCTATGATTTTAAAGATTTCAAGTATCCACCTATTGTTTCAGCAACACCAGTTAATACTGGTCAAACTCCAGCAGGTCAAAATGTAAATATTATTTTAAAAAGTGTTACAGAAACAAGGGTTGAGGGTATCGTAAGATTTGGTGCTTCAGGAGACCTATCCTTATCAGTACATTTAATTATTATTGGTATACCAAACTAAGGAAAAATTAATGATTACTTGCAAAAAATGCAAGGGTAGAGTATTTGTTGATAGACAATACAGTAGTACCCAGCATATGGAAACATACTGTGTTATATGTGGATTAAGAAAATTTTTTCATCCGCCAACAGAGAGCGAAGAAGGTAAATGGTTACTAGCAAAGGAATCATTCAGAGCCAAGCATACAATAACGAAACTGTAATAAAAGGAAATAAAAAAATATGGTTTCTTAATGGAGACCTTGTAAGGCTTCATCATAGTTCACGTTCTACTGGCATGGTATCTTTTTATAATATAACTAAAGATAGACTTGAAACATGTTTGCGTACTGACTTTAGAAGAAATAGAGAAAGAGCGTATACTGTGGCAGAGACTGCTAAATTAATTAATCGTCATAGAAAGTATATGCCAAAGTTAATGAAAACTGGTATGATTCCATTACCAGTTGGATCAAAATTAAATGGTGAACGTGGATTTAGAATAAGATCATATTATTCAGAAAGCATGGTAAGGGATATTCGTGCTATACTGGCTACTATACATATAGGACAACCAAGAAAAGATGGACTTATAACAAATAATATGACTCCTACAAGTCAAGAATTGACAAGACGTATGGGAGACGGTATACTTACATATACGAAGACAGAAGATGGCAGGTTTATTCCTGTGTGGGCAGAGAATATTTAATATAAGAAATGGTGGGGTATGGAAGATAACAGTACAAAAGTATCAGCAACATTAGGATACACATTAAATCTAGGAAATTTTCAATCTTTAAGGGTTGATCTTGGAGTAGTAGATCATGTCCGTCAAGGTGAAACTACTAATGATGCAATGGATCGTGTTTATACCTTTGTTGAAAATCAAGTTGTTCAAAAGGTAAAAGACGCTAAAGAATCACTCTTAGAAGAGTAATATGGCTGAACGCAAAGACCGTATGGCTTTGCTAAGTAGATATAATAAATTTCATCTACAAAGGTATGAAGCCAAGTCTAATATGAATCTTAACGTTGAGCAATGGGCTGCAGATGCTCTTGTTGAATCGTATGGTATTTCTCAATGTTATGACTTATTAGATTATTATTTTAAAATAGCGCAAGAACCTTCTTGGAATTATTTTGCATATAATGCAGAAAAAATTCTTAATGGTAAACTAGAAGTAGAACAAGATATTAAAGAAAGAACTGAGAGAAGAGCATTAGCAAGGAAGTGGATCAGTGAATAATACAGAAGCAAAGTTAATTACTGCAGTATTAAATGATAAACAGATTCACGTATTACTACAAGCCAATGTTGATAATCTTTTAAGAACCCATAACGATGTTTGGAATTTTATTAGGCAGTATTCAGAAAATAATCAATCAGTTCCACCCACATCATTAGTTATAGAAAAATTTAGAGACTTTTCTCCAGTAGAAGGTGTTGGTGCAACCAAGCATCATCTTGAAGAATTACAATCAGAATATTTGAATGATAGTCTTAAAGACATTTTACGAAATGCAGCAGGCGAAGTTCAAATTGGTAACGGAAGCAATGCTCTTGAACACTTAATTACTAAAACATCAGAACTTAAAAAAAATACTGCTGCAATTAGAGATATTGAAGTTACAGATCTTGACTCTGCAGTTGCTTATTTTGAAAATGTAAAAAAGATGCAAGATCTTGGACAGGTTGGAATTAAAACTGGATTGCCAGGGTTTGATAACTATTTGCCTTCTGGAATCATGCCAGGACAACTAGGAGTATTCCTTGCGTACCCAGGTATTGGAAAGTCGTGGTTGGCTCTGTATTTCGCTGTACAGGCTTGGAAACAGGGTCGTAGCCCACTTGTCATAAGTCTTGAAATGTCTGAAACAGAAGTTCGTAATCGTGTATTTGCAATTATGGGTGAAGGTCTTTGGTCACATCGCAAACTCAGCAATGGTGAAGTAGAAATTGAAATGCTTAAAAAGTGGCATGCTGATAAATTACAGGGTAAACCAGAGTTTCATATTATTTCTAATGATAGTGGTGGAGAAGTAACCCCTTCCGTTATACGTGGAAAAATTGATCAATACAAACCAGACTTTGTTGTTGTTGACTATCTGCAACTTATGTCTCCAAATCAAAAATCAGATAATGAAACAGTACGTATGAAAAATCTTTCTCGTGAACTAAAACTTATGTCTATTAGCGAAGAGGTTCCAATTATGGCTATTTCATCTGCTACGCCAGACGATGTTAAAGATTTATCTAGTCCACCAACTTTAGGTCAAACCGCTTGGTCAAGACAGATTGCATACGATGCT